CTGGATATCTTAATAACATATTCCATGGTCTCCGGACGGACAGTCAAATGAATATTGAGTTCTTTCAAGGAGTCAATTTCTATGAAGTCCTTCCGAACTTAAAACCTTATCATTGGATTGATAAGGCTCTATGTTACCGTTTTCTTCATGAATTATATATAAATGGAAGACTCGATCCAATAAAACATACATTCCCTCTTTTTAGAGGTTGTTGTCCGTTTCATTCTTTCGATGAAAATCTTTGGTTAGTCTGGGATGTTCCTGAGGTATACCTCCCATCGACTGTTAAAGCTGTTTCAGTTGATGATACTGGAGCTAAAGCTCGAGTAATCACTGAAGGGCAACCAGAGATTATTTCTCTTCTTCATATTTTACGATTATTCATGTTCCAAGTCTTTGGATCGGATCATGAATGTGGGTCATTATCTGGTGAAGGAAAGTCAGATGCCTTTGTGAATAACTTGAATCGTTCTTTTGAACGATTCGGTTTTCCAAAAGGCTATCTGTTAATGTCTCTTGATCTATCTAGAGCAACAGATACTTTCCTGATCAGATTATGTTATGAGCTGGGACGAGGTTTAGTGGAAGGAGTTCAAGACATACGTTTTCGGAAGCTTCTTGAGCTTCTGAGTTGTCTTGCTTTTACACCTTATCGTGTGGAATACACACAAATAAAAGGGTTTCCTAGGTTGGATCCTATTGACTCTCTTCGAGGAGAGCTAATGGGAAATCCACCGAGTTGGCCACTTCTTAATTTATACCTAAGGTACCACTGGCAATGGTCAGCGGTACTTTATGACTTAGGTTTCTCAAAAGATGATTTACCAAACTGTCTAAACGATGAGAGGTCCATAGGGGCCTTTCAACGTTATGAGGTAGTTGATGATCCATTAACGCAAAGGTGTGGAGATGATCAAATTTCCCTCTCAAATGAGAGGAGAATCCATCTTTTTCACGCCTTAATGATTTTATCTGGAGCAATTCCTTCTCCAGGAGTAAATTCCATTTCATCAGAATATGGAGTTTTTACGGAAGCATTGATAAAGGTCGTTGAAAATCAGGATAACTCTAAAAAGAGTAAGGCCTCATTTATCGACATTTACCGATGCTCTTCACTTACTTCCAAGGCGATGATTAGTCGTCTCCCTGGAATGAAAGAGATTCCGGAATCCTGGTCTCGAGGAGTTGCGTCTTCCAATGCATTACGCTGGTTGCCCAGCAACCAAGTATCTCTTTATAGAGGTCTTAGCCGTTGGGTAATCTGGCAAAATACGGAACTTTTTAGTTTCTGTATTAAGTTAGGTTTACCAGTATATGTTCCCCGGGAGTTAGGTGGGATGTCTTTTCTTCATCCAATGAAGAAAGGATTTTTCCACACACCTCCAAGAATTCTTCGGTTCATTAGTATTTTGTTAAATGCTAATTACAACCCTGTGCACTTGTTTCAAATGAAACTATGCTCAGAGATGTGGAACCCGGAATTGTCTACGGGATGGAGGACTTATTTTAATCCAATATTATCATTAGTTTGCAAATGTATTGAAATTGCAAATTTGCCAATAGATCATTTCGAAGAAAAACTCTTTAGAAAAGGAGTTTACTTTGATTGGAATGTACTTTTGAGACTGAATCTAGTGACTGCGCAAGCCTCATGGCTTCACAAACCTACTATGAAAGGTATTCAGGATTTCGCAAAAAACTTAGGTTTCTTGCCCTTTCCTGAATTCATGGATTCAGTAATTAAGATGTTTGAAGACAAAGGGGCTTTTTCCTTAAAGGAGATTGCCTCTTCTATTCAAAGAGTGCCAACCCTAGCAAAGATTTCTAAACGATATAATAAAAGAGTACAAGAAATACTCGAGTCAGATCATTTCAATTATGAATTTGATAAAAACTGGAGTCCTCAAGACCTTCTTCAGAAGGTCTATTGGAAATTCAATACTTATTTTATTAATGCTAAGTTAATTAATTTAATTTACATCTCTTTTTGGAGTAGTTCATTAAGTTTCTTACCGAAGCCAACTATCGTTCAAAGTGAGAGAAGAGAGGTTCCGAATATACCCCTTCCTGAAGGAAAGTTTTATTCTTTTCCGAATGTTCGTCAGCTGACAAACAATTCAAAATTCCTCTTATTTTTCTCTGCTGTTTTGCTAGGAACCCTGAGTTCACTAAAGTGAACTTATTGTGTTAGTCTTAATTTTGTCGATTCTTATTAAAGAATCATTTCCGG